TTTTGCATAAAATGAAAAATCAGATGGGCAGCAGTAAACCTGCAATCATCCGATTGAACCGAGACCCTCACTTTTAAATGATCCATAAGCTGCGGGCAGTCGGCAGATTGAAAAACCCCTCACGTCGGAGGGGAAAAATTCCACTGCCGACGCACGGTCGGTTCGTTCACAATGCTTTTAAAACACCATGAGTTCAAAACTCTTGAACTGAGCTAGTTGACACCCAACTAGTAGTCCTCCTTCAGTCGCGAGGAGGTTGCGCCCAATTTAACTGTCGAGGGAAGACGGAGCTTGCTTATCGTAGCAAGAACGTGTGTTCCTAAGGTGAAGGAACTGGTACGTTGACCACCGCCATTGGCATAAACCCAATGAAATAGCCTACGCAAAAATCGTCAGCTCCAGAACGTGTCCAATACCTATCAACAGGATTTATACCAATGAGTCCTACGCGATATGCATATGAATCAGGCAACGCCGCTCCTGCAGGTCTCATGTATGGATTGCCACCACTCTGAAAACGATTTAAACGAATATGAGTTCTACCATAATGTGGTGTGGTAATATCAAGTCCATTCATTGAGACAGCACGATATGAAGCTAAGACCCCACACTTGACGTCCACATTAATCAAAGAAAATGTGGAGTCATCATAACCAGGTGGAATAAAGTTTTCTAGTGCTAAAGTGTTTGTAGATTCAGGGAGCAAATAAGCACGAAAAGTGTCGTTTGTTAGGGCAGCATTGGTAATGCGATACCCACCTCTGCAAAAGGCATACGCAGAAGTGAAAAACGACAAATAATCACCCCAAAGACTTTGACCAGGTCCTGAAAGCAAACCTGTACCGCTATCAATAACCGCAGCGATACAAGATGACGGGTTCAAATTCCACGTAGGAACTGCTGGTTCCGTAGTAACAAAGAATCTCCTTGATGTGGTCAACAGCTGCTTAACAGAAGTAATTGGGTCTCCAACGGAAATTTGATTGTAATCTAAAGACATATCAGGAATAGAGCTATCACCCAACGCTTTTGATTGCAACGTTGTGTTGACAACCGAAGACAAACCACTTTCTGGTTCATAGTATGATTTCGAGTAACGACGCACCTTTCTAACATGAGGGCGCAAAACCATACTTGACTCAGGTGAAAATGTCACAGCCCTTCCACCAATTGGTACAGCGAGCTCAAAATCTTCGGCAGGCTTTGCATAAATCAAAATGTCAACAGACTGCGAAACAGTTTCAGGAGCTCGCAACGGATCAAGAACATGCACAGCCACTGTACCCAAACGTGAATCGGGCAAGCCACTAGTCGAGACAACTTGATTAAATCCCGTGCTCAAATAATTCTGACCAGCCAAATAAGGAATCTTCAACGTAATCTCTTTCGCAGTGCGCAAATCAATAATTTCACGCAAAACGTAAACAGTCTGAGGAAAAGTCAAAATATCCGAATTCGGCGTGAAAGATATGGCAAGACGACCATTGTGAAAATCCGTTTTAATAAACTTCAAAGTGATCTCAATACCACCACGATACAAATCAAACAATTGAGCGATCATAAACATAGGCACTCCAGTTCGAAAACCCGTGATATGTCCAGCAACAGTTCTAGAACTTTGATCAAGGCAGTTGTTTGGTTCGACATCAAATCCAAAGATCAAAGTTGAATGAACGTCAGTAACATTCCAAGTGGCTGTACTCACAAAGGCTGGAATAGCCTTTAAAAAGGACATAGACATCTCATCCACGCTGGAACCCGCAAAGTCACCAACAGGTTCAACCATAGCAGAATGAGACAAAGCCAACATCGTCGAATCCGAAGATCCAGTAGAATGATGCAAGAACTTGAAAGGACGCTGCATCATCGGCTGAACATCAGAAACATTGATCGGTTTTGACCATCCAAAAAATGAAGCAATTTTACTGGCAGTAGCTGCGGCACTTGAAACAATTCCTGCATAACCTCCAACAATAGGCAAGTTGGAGGCCTTCGTAGCAACATCAGAAATTGTAGCTAATGTGGTAGACACCACACCTTTTCTGGCCTGAGTCTCCTCTTCAGAATGTAAGATGCCATAATTGCGCACCTTCTTCTTCGTAAACTTCCGAGTAGATTCAGGACCATAACGAGGAGCAGCCAACTCAACATCAGTGAAAAACAAAAATATCGAGTAAGAACAAGCTAATTGACCAGCAGAACCAGTTTTCAAAGGAGACAAAACTTTCAGGAAAATACTTCCCCAATCGTAAATACCTGTTGTACGATTAAAATAATACATCGGTGTAACGTAAGGTATGGACATCTCCATAGTGGAATCGGCAATATCAAGTTCAACGTTTGGTTGTGTGGTGATTTGTGCCAATGTAACATTTCGAGCAGCTTTTTCAGTTGAATTCAAATGCTTGTAACATGGAATGAATGTCAAAATCATCCTGCCTTGTTGAAATGGATTAGCATTGACAACAACTTTAACATTGGCAGTTGCTCTAATCAAATTATACCCAGCCAACTTCCTGTACCAAATCTGTTGGGCGAACATCAAATCCGCTATAGAACCACTAAACAATGTGGTATTAGATAAATTCGACGTTGACATAGTACCATTGGCAACCATGACAGGTTTGGCTAGAAAATCAGCAATCTCATTTTGATCAAAAGGGACTGGACCCAAATCACCAAGTCCAATCGATGAACGGACGGAAGACATGACAGCGGCACCATCATCTTGAAACGTAGTAGACGATGGTCCAGAAACGTGTGTCATAGAATCACTCCTAATTGCTTGCGATGGAACCTCTAAAGCAGAGGATCCAATGTTGACTGTTTTCGGGTCAGTCGGTCCCTCGGTATCGTTAATAGCAAACCAAATTAAAAGCTCCGAAGCTGGCTTAGACTCCGGGCAGTTGCTGGACCCTAGATATTGAATCTCTTCGTCCCATCTTGGGTGTAAGGCTAAATAGCCCAGGACTACATTGACATATCACACAAAACACTCTCCCAGCGGCTTCGTGTGTTGTGAACAATGTCAAAGCATGTGCTTTTCGTAACACAAACGCCAACCTTCACTTGGTTGGTAGTGCGTCGTTATCGTTGACGCTTACGCTCAATTTATGGTCGAGAGAAGACGAAACCCATTATCGTATGGGAAACACTCAATTTAATGTCGAGAGAAGACGAAAAGAAACTTACTCGAAGGAAAAGGTGGCTGTTTGCGCAAATGCACTATCAAAAGTTCCATAAAGAACAGAGAAGTCATGCTCATGTGCCAAGGATATAATCCTTGGAGCACATTCCCTAAAAACCTCAGCACCATGCTGTGCAAGCTCAACAAGAACCATATTAATTCGCTGCTCGAAATTGTCACGATCAGAAGTGTTTCGCATCCAATTCAACGTTTCCAATATAACAGACAAATCCAGCGGAGCACACATTTTGCCTTTGATCTTCTTGAAACTCCTTTTCAAAAAGGTGACATCTTCAATCGCTTTATACGCAACCAAATCGGAACCTTTGGCCTCATCAGTATATGTATAACCAAATAACTTTTTAAGTTCCTTAGCCACGCTGATTGATCCAGCTTTATCAGCCCATTCAATTGGGAATCCTGTGACATGATCATCACCTCCGGTAATCCAGCGAAATTGGCTAGCTATAACCGAATCAGGAATTCCAGCAGTCAACCATGCACAAACGATCATCAATGCGTTGGTAACAGAATTCAAATCTGCGGTAGTCGGCTGACCAGATGGATTCTTTCCGCTAAACTCATACACAACTCCATTTGCATCAATGTGCACGGAATTGATAATGTCTTGGAAAAGTATTCTGCGCACACGAACATCCTCAACGGTGGACGTTGGGGCATAAAAACTTTCACACATCTCCAAGAACATCAAACAAACCTGACTGGACAAATAACAGTCAAAGGACTTGTAATCGCCAGCTCCGTGAACATAGTTTGCCGCAGGGTGTAAATGCACGTACAGGCGTTGCCACTCAGTGCCAGGGTCCACACCAATAGAAATACCGTTGTGAACACGGTTTTGGTTTATGTGACGCAAGAAATCACCAAAATACATTCTCACGGCAACCAAAAACTGAACAGGACAAGCCATGAACTGTCTGGTTGAACCATCTGCAACTTTTTCAAGTGGTCGACGCTCATCTTTCAAACAATCCATGTATATATGCTCACATCGAATTCCTTGCTTCGCTTTGGAGATAACCACTTCTACCATATCACGCAATTCACCACATTGTGGAGAATCAACATCGACCTTTCCATCGGTGCCAAGCCATTTCTTCTTGCCTTTAAGGCCAGCTAGAACGTGCGGATAACCAGCTGAAGATGTTCTGTTTATTGACTCAACAAATTCAACTCCATCTACTCCATTAATGGCTTCAGCAAAAGAAAACAACCTCGGTTTCCATGGTGCAATTTGAGTTTTGGCCAACACCAAAGCACTAACAATCTTATATGACCGATTAAGCAATACCTGATCAACAGACACATTTGGTGTGCAATACTTCATTTTCGCTTTCCACGACGGATCAATTTTTATTCCATCTTTGAAAAATGGAACAAGACGTGATGTGCCTGTAATAAGAGGCCACAACTTTCCGTAAAATGGAGAATGTACAATTTGACTCTTCATAGCACGACGAGGAGCAATGTCCCTTCTGACAAATGGGAATTGTTTCATACCACCAATACTTTCAGGTGAGTACTGATCTCCCCAATGCGGCTCTTCAAATACAATTTCTTCATCCTCCAAAGGCGAATCATCCTCAAAATGCTCAATAGCAATTTCAACCATTTCTCTGGTCAACATAACTCCAGCACTGTGTTTTCTTCCAAAGAAATTGGTCGCTCCAGCTGTGTGAACTCCGAGAATTTTAGGCCCTCCTAGACGTTTATCGCGTGAAAACAAAGGAGAGCCACAATCGCCCTTTTCAGTTTCAGCATAATATTGTAATTTGTATGAGTAAACATCATCGAGATAACAAACGTTTTGACCAACAGACACAGTTGGACCAAGCAAACACGTGACCGCATCAACTTTCGAAGGTTCGTTTGAACCTCTAAGCACGGCCATTACTGATTCAAATTTATACCCGTCCTTTAAAACGTTTTCACTCGCAAACCACTTCACGATATTCCGATGATCTCTGTAACCTTTCGGCAACTGAGCAAAACAAATGTCGATCTCAGCTTCAAATGACGAAGAAATATTTAAGGCAACTGGATCAAACGTAAAAGGAGCTGTTTCATACCAATCGAAAGTGTAACCTCCTTCTCCACCAAAATATGGAGTGATTCGCACTTTCAACGGTTCAGATTCAGCAATCCCTTGATCTTCACGGTACTGCGCAAGCTGATAATCAAAATGTTTGGGATAGCAAAACACGCTACCTTTAACAAATAAGACTGTGCCAACGTATAACTCGTCGCAATACAAGCGATACACGTTACGACGAATAACGCTGACGACACCGTCTTCACCAACAGCTGATTCAGGTTGAAACTTGCGCAAAGACATCTTCAAATCGCGAGCGTAACCGCGCCTTTGACTACGGGTCTGTTTGGTCTGAATTTTGGCTTTCTTCTTACCGACAAGAGGAGCAGATTCATCTGACACAGGAGGAAAGATAAACGACCACAATTTCTTAATAACGAAAATGCCGGCAAGGAAGGCACCAATCTTCTTCAGAGCTTCAAAACCTTTTTCTCCAAGCAAATCCCGCGGAGAGCGGTAATGCATGAAACGATCTCTGAAAAAGGCATAAACCTTTTCCAAGAAAATTGGCTGACTTTCTAAGGCGTCCATAAATTGTAAATCTTCGGACTCCAAAGAATCAAGTGACAAGCCACCTTCTGGGATGTATTTTTCCTTCATATACTGATGGAACTTCAACAGCGAATCACCCTTCTGATGAATAGCACGATATTTGGAAACACACAACTGAATAAATTCGTCGTAGTTCATCGTCCTGCCACCCACCTTTGGATGTCCTTTTGCGAAATCCCATTCAATAAACTCCAAAGCGTCTACAACATACAATGAGGAAACGTCTCCTTCAATCTCAGGATATTTCGCTCTCACTTTCTCCATGTCTAATCTTCTCGACCATGGGTCTGTAGAATTGGTGCCATCAACACAAAACTCCAGCTTGGGCATCTGACAAACTGCGATATGGAACCGACGAATTACAGCTTCATTCGAAATAATAGAGTTAAAACTAAACTCGTTGCGGTTCGTAACAGCCATAACCACTTTAGGGTTTGCATAGTTTTTCTGCTTGTCAGTGATTCCAGCATAGTGCAAATGGTAAGGCGCCATATTCACCAACCGAATCAATTCAAATGCTTCGGTGTTGGTTGAACCAGCAACGTCCCTAATTTGACCAAATTCATCAAAAACAATAATCTGATGTGAAGGTTTTAAACCATCCCAGTACTCATTTTCAGGAGCACGGAAAAATATCAGATCGTTGTGATTCTTCAAGAAATTTTCTCTCGACTCTTTAGGTAGCACGCAAGCCGAGAGGGCCAATAACGAAGGCATAGCGAAAGTACTCTTTCCAACACCAGTGGGGCCAGCAACACAAATAGACAACGGTTCAATTCGAGGTCCATTGTTTGGATTTATAGTGGCTTCACAATATTCAACCTTAGGTCTCATTTGAGATAACAGGAACCTAGCTTGATCTCTGTAATACGGGTCAGTGCATTCTCGGAAATAATCTTCAACATCGCGATTCAAAGCATACATCGCAACTGCAAGTTCGGATTGAATAACGTTCTCTTTTCCAAGTTCATCTTTAATACATCTGAAACGATTCCAAAAACCATCAAGATGAGGATTTCCAGTTGGAACTGGAATACCTGTTCCAAGCCAATGATTCAAGTTCTCTATCAATGTCTGCAAAATTGTCATGAAAAAGGACCTCAGCGAACTAATAGATTCACTGTCTTTCTTAAAATTTCTCAACAACCTCATCATTCCAAGAACGTCACAATCGCCCAAATGCTTACCAATAGTGGATTTATACATAGCCATCAACACCATTGTATCCAAGGTAGATTCAGAAGAAAAGATGAATAGCTCACTAAAGAGCGCAAAAACCATCTTAACTTTTTCATCGACGACAGCATACAAAACACCAAACACAAATTTGAGCAAATCGTAAAAGAAAACAAAATGCTTTTGAGCGCTGGTCAACAATCGCCTTACATTCTCGACTATTGACGTCGTGAAATCGATATTCACATTCACACCAGCTGACATAATGTCTCTGAAGTTATTCAGCAAACTTTGTAAAAACGCTTTTGTATCTGCGTCCAAACCAGTTTCAAGAAGAGCTTCAGGTTCATATTCCAACCTTTTCTCAATTGAATTTCTTTTTCTTTGAGCCTTCACTAGAGTTTTCGATACCCATTGAATCTTTCGAGCTTGCTTGTCATGACCACCACCGCGCTTATGGGAAGACGCGCGCGGGGGAGTCACAACTTCAGCAGCTCGACTTTGAGCTCGTAAGTACATCAACAACAAATCAGTCTTTGGACCTGGATTCAGTTCAACACCAATCAAGAAACCCATATTGTTCTCTCTAAGGTATTGAACAAATTCAAATTCCTGCCTAACATCATTAGCAAACGCAGCAATTAGCAGGCCAGCCGTGTGGTAATCTTCAAGTTGCAATGGACGCCCACCAAAACCATTCCTTAAGTGAACTCCGTACTCTGTACCACGCAAGACCATATAATTCTCATAGTCCAACTGTATGTTTTCTCTAAGAAAATTTAAACCACGCTCAGACAAGAAACCCCATTCAAGTAGATATCTCACAGGCGGAATGGGCGGAATCGGGTCGAGAATGTTTTCATAATCATTGAAATTTTGAACCAAAAACTGTAAATGATCAATGACTCTTTCAGTCTGAAGATGTGCTGGCAATGACGCTGTTTCACGTAAAACAAGCAATATTGCTGGCAATCTTCCGTCAGGACCAGGATTAAGCTCAACACCAACTAAGTAACCTTGGTTGTTTGAGCGAACGCCAAAAATGTTAAGGGAAACTTCAACAACAATGTAAATCTTGGATAGATCTTGGGAACAGTTCAATAGGGCCAACATCGGAATAAGAGAGTTCCCAAAGACTTTAGATCTAAAATGTTGGATGAAATTGTCGTCACAATACTCTAAAGAGACAAATTTGCGCTTATACGAATCTTCAAATTCAAAACAGCGCAAAGATATATTAGTGTCATTAAATATTAAATAGAAAACAGAGCCTGATCTATACACGAACACAGGAAACAAGTTCCTGCGGTCGGCGCACATAAGTGCTAGACGCAATCTCTGAATATGATAACTGACAAAAGTCGGCACGTAGGCAGACTGAGGAAGGATGCTCGCGGTAACCCCTTCTCCAGCAGTATAACTGCTCTCAGTGGCACAAGTAATCGATTTCTTAATAGTCGTCATACTCATTATCATGTTTAAAACGCTACTTTCTGCACAATTCACCTCTCTCCTTAAAGAAATATTGCACGCAGTATCGTCAACCAATATGATATGATATCAAATTGTACGACTACCTCACCGTACGGTCAATTCGCACCAATCAAAAAGTTGACTTTTCAGTCAATTGTGATTAATGCTAAACCTGGCTACCTACGTAACTTTACTTCTCCTTGGAGCTAAAGCTCCTTGGC